GCTTGCATATTTGTAAAATCCATTATTAGCAGTACCAGCAACTCTAATATATAAACCACCTGTACCAGTTTCATCTAGATAGGAATTTGATCCATCATGGTATAGCTCTAAATCTTGAGAAGCACCGATTTGTAGTTTTTGATTATCATTTGGTAATTGAACTGTTCCATCAGCAGCACCAGTAATTTTTAAAGAGTCAACACTATTGTTTGCACTAAGTATTAAATTATTTTCTCCTCCTACAGCTCTTCCTTCAATTTCACAACTATTAACGTTTGTCTGCAATTTAACGATCGCAGAGTTAGCGGAAGTTGTATTTATATCAAGTAACGTTCCACTAATTTTTGCTCCGCTTGAAGTAGTCTCAAGCTTTTTACTGTGATCGTAATATAATTCTACTGCTCCGTTTTCAAAAAACCTAGCTATGTTTTCTGTTACACCAGAATTTGTAATTCTTAAATCAGTAGTACGAAGATATAACCCACCTGTAATGTTTTGAATACTTCCATTTCCACCATCATGGTAAATTTTTAAATCATTATCAGACCCAAAGTTTCCAATTTCACTGTCACCTAAGTTAAATCCATCTACACTTAAACTTCCTGTGATTGTTGCACCAGTACTTGTTGTCTCTAGCTTTTTACTGTTGTCAAAGTATAGTTCTGTGGCTGCATTTGCTGTAGCTTTTACACCAAATTCGCCCCCTGCTGGTTGCAGGTAGACATCATTGCTTGATCTTATTACATTATCTCCACCAGTACTATTTACTAATAAATAACCTGTTGCGTTAGTTAAGAAAGAATTTGAGCCATCATGTTTTAGGGATAAATCATTACCAGTTCCTAAAAATATACTGACAGCATCGGGTACTGAAATACTAGAAGTAGCTGTTATGGTTCCTGTTACATCAATACCAGCATTAACGTCTAAGTTGTTAAATACAGTTGTAGTTCCATTTGACTCTATTTTAAATCTAATAGCACTGTTGGTTTGATCCATAACATGGAATGAACCATTTTGTATAAGAATTGAATAATCGCTGTTAGCATTAGTATCAGTAAAAAATAACTCAGGGGCAGTATTGCTTATTGTTAAATTTCCAGTTAACGTACCGCCAGCAAGAGGTAGTTTAGTTGCTATTGAGTTGGTTACTGTTGTTGCAAAATTTGGATCTGAACCAAGTGCATCACTAAGTTCTTTCAACGTATCTAAAGTACTCGGTGCTGAATTAACTAAGTTTGATATTGCTGTGTCTGTATAAGCTGTTGTCGCAACTTTTGTAGAATTATCACTTGCTGATTGGGTCGTTGCTGTTATTCCGTTTGCTAATGCTCCTGTATATGCAGAATCTATAACTGTGTTGCCATCATAAGTTAAAACTGAAGTGCCATCACAACCTAATTGTTTTGTCTGTTGACCAAAAGCAATAAAACCTTTACTGGTATCTTGATTTCCTTTTATTCTTACACTATTTGCTGCATTGTAATCTTCTATAAAAGCATCATCGCCTATTCTCATGCTGTCAGCTAAAAGAAGTGTTGCATTTACAGTTAATGTTGATCCAGAAAAGGTAGCATTTGTATCTGACCTTAAAAAACTAGCTGATGAAATACCATCTAAAGTGTCAGCATCAAGTCCAGAGCCACTTCCATCCACAGTTTTAAGTAATGTGAGGATTTCTGAAGCTGTCTGATCGGCAGTCGCATTGCTCTCAATCCCATCTAATTTAGTTCCATCGGTGGCTACGTCACGACCATCAACTGTACCAGTAACGCTTATGTTTGCACCAACATCTAAGTTGCCAGTTACATCAACATGACCATCTGTATTTACAACTAATCTATTTGCTGAATTGGTTGTATCTCTAATTCTAAAGATTCCATTTAAATTACCAATTTCAAAATCTGGATTATCTTGAGAATCAACAAATGTAATTTTTGGACTATCGTTAGTCATTTTGATATTTCCATTTGCCCTCAATTCACCTGATAAATTAGTAACACCAGTAGTTGCAATAGTTTGACTACCAAAATCTGGAGAAATCTTTGTACCTTGTATGCCAGCACTAGCGTTTATATCAGCGTTAACAATACTGAGATCAGATATATTCGCACTTGTAACTGTAATTGCTGTAGGCAATGCACCTGTAGCAAGTTTTGTTAAATCAATAGCAGCGTTACTAGCTATGTTTGCATTATCTATAGCTCCACTATTAATTAATATACTTGTGCCAAGATTGGATACCGTAACATCACCTAAATTACCATCAGAAAAAGTACCTTGTGGCCCCTGACTATTGACAGTGACAACTTGTGTGTCACCATTAACGGTTACAGTGTTTTTAGTTGTTGTTACGTTTATTGTCATATGGTTGTATAACCCTCACTTACAAATATATTACCTTCAATCAAATAATCTTCAAAATTATCTGGTTGTTTATATTTAACGTCATAATATAATTCATTTGGTGTGAAAGTTACAGTTTGGGCTGGTGTAAGAGATATATTAAATTTTCCGTTAGGTCGATCTGTATATTCAACAGCAAAGTCAGCATATTTAACAGACCGTGATTTGTCCCACACCTGTGCAGCTATGGTGTAGCCGTTAATATTAACAGCAGTACCATCAGCAGTCCATTCAAGAGGTAGTTTTACACCTCCTCTTCTTTGGATAGTTAAATCTAAAGGCGCAGTTCTGTTGTACATTAGCTATAAGGTGAAGAACCAAGAATGTCTGTTTGCCATTGAGCTTTTAAAGCATCTGCATTACTGGCAGAAGCTATAGCAGAATCAGCAGGGGCATCTCTTAAGGCTTGTTTTTTAGCAACAATATCTGTAGTACTAGCACCAGTTTCTAAAGCTTTTTGAAATTCAATATCAAGCTCTGCAAATTTTAAAGTCCTTGCATTTCTTATATTTGTTTTATGAATTTCTCTGGCTTTCGCCATGTCAATGCCAAATCCCATAATTTACTCCGTATAAGTCCAAGCATCTCTGAAACTCCTATCTGTGGGAATTACAGACTTATCTACAATATACGATGTTTTTCCACTTGGCACATCTTTATCTCTAATTTGTTCTACAGATAAATTAGTTTTATCTGCTGGAATAACTATGGCAACTGTACCATCATCTTGTGTATAAATAATTCGTTTATCTGAATTTGCCATAAGTTTTTACCTATTATATCTAAGGTTAGATTAATCGCTAAAAAAAGCAAGAAACAATCTACCTACTTCATCTAATGTACCACCAGAACTCCAAGAGTTAGTTGTTCTAAATTTACAAGCACTTGCAGTCATCTCAGGGTCATCACTATTATCATCTACATAAACAATCATATTGCTGTCTGATCTTGCAAAACCAAACACAGGACAATAATTTGCATTTCCTAGTGCATTACTAAAAGTAACTGTATATTTACCCTCACCATTATCAGTAACAGAACTAACGTTAAAACTATCATTAATACTTAAATTATTACCCGCAGGTACGCCAATACCGCCAGTAACATTTACCCATGCTTTTGCCCTACCTTGAGCTACTTCTTCTGGTGTTGAATTATTAGCACCGTTTATATCCTGTAAGTTGTTGACTTTAAGTGTTGACATAATTAAACGTTAAGTTTGTATCCGAAAAAAGAACAATAAGCTGGACTAAAAGCTTCATTTCCAGTATTATTAGAATTTCTTACATGAGCTTCAACATAATCGCCAACAGACAAATCAAAAATATTACATAAATTAGCACTGGTTATTTCGGCATCATTACTATTAAATTGATTTGTGGTTATTTGACCTGTTCCATTAATTTGTATTTCAAATAATAAATAGTGTCCAGAGTTTAAATCATCTACACCACAATTTGCACCAATAAAATATTTACCTGCATGACCCGAAGGAACTGTAAATCGGTAATTACTTGTACTGTATGCGTTATTAGTGTCAAAAGTTTCTGTCTCATAAGGTACTTTTGTTAATGTTGCTTGTGGTAATACATATGCAGCGTTAACCATTTTTGCAGCAAAAGCAGGTCTGTTTGGTGTATAACCTGTTATTGTTCCATCACCGTCAACTGAAATCGGCATAATTAATCTCCAAAAACTGCACTAAAAATATTTTCAGCATCTTGAGTATTCGTTCCGTTATAACTAATAGTTAATTGATAACTACCAGTAGCCAACACGTTTGCTCCAGCTATTCTAGAATTACCTGACACTATTGTTTCATAAAAATGACTAGAAGAAATTACACAATAATTTGAATTTGGCATTGCTGTAGTAAAAGATACCGTATATTTACCTGTATTATCGTCAGTAATTGAACTTACATTGAAACTGTCTCTAATAGCTATAGTTCCAGTTCCATCAAAATTAATCCATGATTTTGCAAACTGCGTTCCTGTTAATGCAGAACCATCCAAAGCAGGTAAAGCACCAGTAAGTTTAGAAGAAGTGAGAGTTGAAATACGAGCATCAGCAACAGTTCCAGTTAAATTACCTGCTGGTATGCTTGTCAAAGATGCACCTGATCCGCTAAATGTTCCCGCTGTGCACGTTCCAGAAACACCTAAAGAACTTAATGTGCCTACAGATGTAAGACTTGAAGCCGTAACACCACTTGCGAGTGTATTACCAGTTAAATTAGCAGCCCCTACAGTTGGTGCTCCAAAACTAAGTGTTCCAGAACCATTTGTAAGCAATGCCTGTCCACTGCTGCCATCAGCGGTAGGTAGCGTGAGAGTAAAGTTACTAGTAATATTACTAGCAGCTTTAAAACCTATATAATTACTATTGTTACTATCTTGCCATCTTAATTCTTTACTGCTGTTTATATTTATTCCCGTTCCATCTGCAAAAAATACTTGAGTTCCATCTGAAGTAACACTTACTCTATGAGAAGCACCTTTAAAAATACCAGTATTTGTCTGCCCAAAATGTAAAGAAGGAGCAGTGGCAGAGCCAACTGCAAACTGTAAAACACCTGTTAATGTTCCACCACTTGTAGCCAGTAAACCTAGATTTGGAGAATCTACTGAACCAATAGTTGTAAAGCCGTTATTTGATGAATTTCTAATTTTTAATTTATTACTATCACCAGTATCAACAAAAGGCATAAAAGCTGCTGGATTTGATGGATCGCTACTGCCACTGTTTAGTGTTTTTATTGCATCAAATACTGCATTTAAATCAGTTCTAACAGAAGCACCCGAAGCATTTGCTATGTTGTAATCTGTTACCTGACTCATGTTAATAATTGTTTTTTATATTTTACACCCCTTTACCATAACCGACAGCTTGAAAAGTGAAGTTTCTATCTACAAAATTAGAACCATTTTTTATACTTACAGTAAATCCTGTTCCCGAAACATTTGTAATAGTAAAGAAATCACCTGATTGTGCGTTTTCAATAGTAATTCCTATAGTTGGTAAAAAAGCATTTGCACCACCTAAAGATGACGTTCCAACAAAAAATGGTGTTCCAAAGGTAATTGTTTTAGCAGAAGTACCAGAACTTTGTGGTGCGGTAGATGTTCCACTGCCTGTTTGATAATTTTGTTCTGTTCTTGATTGAAACTGTGCAAAAAATCCTGCTTGTTGCACATTAATATTTTGTGTCGTATTAGTAGTTGTAAGTATTAGCTTAAATTTAAATCTACGACCTTTAAATGTACCATTTGCAAAATTATTAAAAGCACCAAAACTACCTGATGCTGTCTGTGATGTTGCCACCTGTATCTGACAACTGGTTTCATCCGCCGCTCCACCATCAAAATTATTATCAGTTGCATATTCATCCCAAGAGATTCCAGGAGGTCCAGGGATCAGTGTTTCAATATCCGTGCCGATATTAAATCCTACAACCTGCAATTTTCTTTTTAACTCAAGAGAAAATACAGCCCCAAGATCAACAACAGAAGCAAATTCATATTCACCTGTTGTATTATTAGCTGGGTTTGTAAGTTGTAATGCACTAGCACTATTACTAAAAGTTGTATTAGTTTTTGTTCCGCTAAAAGGTGTGCTTAATAAATCTTCCCTTTGAGTAAGAATTGTCTGTGTGTCTATCAAATCTGGAAGATCAATAATTATACTTGTTTCAGATGTACTGAAATTACCATTATCATCTTCATATTTAAGAATATATTCACCCTCTAAAAAAGGAACTATTGCATCTGTTGAGTTACCACTTAAAGCAGTAATTAAATCTACAGAATTTTGAAATGTACCAGAACCATCAGTTAGATTGCTATGTCTTACATACACACGACCACCATGTATAACATCAGCATCAGTTGATCTATCCCATCTTAATCTTACTAGCTTGTTTGTTACGGGTTCTATTGATAAATTTTGAACAGCAGCAGGAGGAGTTGTTTTACCAACAGCATTAAATGTCAAATCAGTAGATGTTGCAGATATTTTTAAGGCAGCATTATAAGAGAAAACTTTAAATTCATACGCACCTTTTTGTGAATTTATAATTTCAAAATCAGGTCTGAATACAGTTTCACTAATCCAGTTTGTATTGTTAAATCTATATTGAACCAAATATTGGGTGACACCAGTTACAGGAACCCAAGATAATATTATTTTAGAAATAGCCAAAGCATTTATAACAGCAATTCTTTCAGATGCCTGTAAATTACCAGGTGGATTTTTTGGTTGATTTAACAGAGAAATATTACGATCAGGCAAGTTTGTACCTTGTTCAATATTGGCATATTTGCCTGACAAATACGTTAACGCTGTAATTGCATAATTTATACCATCTTGTTCTTCAACTGTTATTACCCTAAAAGTTTGATGAAATGAAGTGGATTTGTGTAATAACCATACAGTATTTACATTGGGTGTTTGTGATAATGCTGAATCTAAATGTATAACAGAACCTACAATTCCAGAACTTGATGAAACATCTTTTGTTTCTAAAGTTCCATCGGGTAACATAACGCTACATTTGTGGTCAGTGCCACTACCCATAAAACCACTTAAGTCCTGAGCATTATCAACAGTTATTTGAGTTTTAGCAGTATTTATGGATTTTAATCTGCCTGATCTTCTAACTCCACTTCTTACTGGATCGTTAATTCTAATTACACTACCAGGTCTGACAATAGCTCCTGCATCAATAGAAGTAGTAAAACTGACAACCTCAGACTCCTGTTGTTCACTAAACAATATTGCCTTACCTAATCTAAATGCCTGACCTCTTGATGTACAGGCAAAAGCTTTTACATCTTTTTTTACAATGCCTAATTTTGCTATAGCAGCAGTATCTTCTACAACTTCATAATCAATTTCTCTGCTATCCATATTGAAATAACTAACAGATATAACAGAATGTCTTTGTTTTAAGCTGCTACCCGAATACGAAAATCCACCTTCACCTACGTTTGCCAAACTAAACAAATAACTTGGATCTGTTGGTTTGTCTTGTGTAAGAGTTATTGAACCTGTTTGCCATATAGGAAAAGCTCTCATAACACCAGCTAATTCATTAATTAAGGTATAAGCTTCTGTTGTGCCTTGTATATTTACATTGCAACTAAATCTAGCTTCCAAGCCTCCTCTACTATCATTAACTTCTTCATTTGCATATCTACTTGCTGCTACAAAACTATATAAATCAAGCGAACTATCTGTTATATGCGTTCCAAAGCCATACCTTTCAGTTGTGAGAAGGTCAAGCAAAATTAAAGCAGGACATGAACACCATTGGGCTGCACCCATAACACCATTAAACACATAGTTTGCTGGATATATTACTCTGCCAGTTTGTAAGTCAACTGTTGGAGTAAGACCGCCATTAGCAGCTGGAATACGAACTTTTACACCACGAATACGAAAAGCTCTTTTTGGTATGGAACTAAACTGTTCAGAATCTAATCTTAAATTTGTATATGCACTATTTGGATAAGTTTGTTTATCATCAATAATTTCTGCAATACTTGTAAAAGCAAAAGCATCTTTTAAATTATCAGATGTACTATCTGCTGTTACCCTTACAACTCTTATATCAACAGGAAATGCACCAGTTATATTTACACGATATTCTTTTTGGTACGCATCAGCAGTTCTACCTGTAATTGTGTCAGAAATAATATCATTAAACCCACCACTGTTATATTGAACCTGTATTTTTAAATCAACTGAAGATCCTAATAAATCGCCTTGATCTGTTGCTTTTTGAAGTTGAGGAAATGTAATTGTTACCTTCGCAGCATCAACATTAGTATTAGTTATCTGACGAGTAACAGGAGCAGAAGTTGTAACAGTAACACCAACGGCAGTAGTTGACTCGCTACTTTCAATTCCAGGGATATGAGTTTGGTTTGCTGTACCTTCCTTAAAAGCAAAACTTACATTTTGAAAATTAAAATCTGCCGTTCCAGGTGATGTATTGCTGGCACTAGTGTTAAGGATAGGAGTGTCGTTTAAAAATATATCTTTCAGTGCTGCGTTGTTATAAGCTGTAGTTCCTTTTGTTAGACCTGCCTTTGATGGGGTTGCAAAACCCTCTATCTCTCCTTCAGATAATAAATCTTGAATAGAAGCAAACTGTCTACTGTTTAAAGTATCAGGTGCTCTTGTTGGGGATGGTGGAGTGGGAGGAGGACCACCAGAACCTCTAATAATTTTATCTATCATGCTGTCACCTGATTAGTGTCAATACCAGCAGAAATAACAACTGACCCTGTTACTATCTCACCGTAAACTATCGGATGAGAAGTACCAGCCCTTGATGTATTTTGAACACCAGAAAAGTTAAATGATATTCTTGGATCTTCTTCGTTGGTAAAATCTTTTGGCTCAGGCAAAGGAAATAACATATCTGATACTCCACTTAAAACTAAAGAAGAACCTATACCAAATGCAGCTTTAGTAAAACCACCTGCTGCTACGAGAGACTTTCCAAAGCCTCCAGCAAAAGTTAAACCGCCAAAAGCAAAAGCTCCTCCAATCAATGCAGCACCTAATAATATTTTCCCTAAACCTCTACCACCAGCACCAGTAATAACAGGAACAATACTTATATCAGATTGTCCTATAGGATCATGTATCTCAGTCTCATCAATATCATAATCTCCAACAAGTACTTGATAATATCTATTAACCATATGCGCTTCTAGTTTTGGAAAGTTATGTATCAAAAAACTTACAGCATCAGCAGTAGAATTTATTACAGCTTCTAATTCCTTATGACCTATAAAGTCAGCTAGTTCTCCATAAAGTTTAACTTTTCTGAACATAGCGATACCTC